TCTAACTGGAACTGTGCAACAGGCACATCTGGATCATCATCTATTCCAGCAGCAAATTGTGGTGCAGTAACTCCTGTAGTTGTAACTCCAGTTACTCCAGTTACTCCTGTAACACCAGTTACTCCTGTAACACCAGTTACTCCTGTAACACCAGTTACTCCTGTAACACCAGTTACTCCAGTTACTCCTGTAACACCAGCAACAACTTGGTATTGTTCGGTTCGTGATGCAGACAGCAGTACATATACTTATACCTCTAACACAAATGACTCTTCAACATGCGTTGCATGTAGCACAAGTGGATATCCTGCAGCACCATCATGTCAAGGAAGCGTATGTTGTCCAGTAATTTTCCCACCCAGTGTTACTCCAGTCACACCAGTTACTCCAGTTACTCCTGTAACACCAGTTACTCCTGTAACACCAGTTACTCCTGTAACACCAGTTACTCCTGTAACACCAGTTCCTTCTGTAACACCAGTTACTCCAGTTACTCCTGTAACACCAGTTCCTTCTGTAACACCAGTTACTCCTGTTACTCCTGTAACACCAGTTACTCCAGCCGAACCATGCACTGGCTGCGTTAGAAATTATTGCTGGGAGCCTTGCCCATCCTGTTGTACGACTTGCGGTTGTTAGTGTATAATAGATATCAACAAAATAACTTATAGAAAAGGGTATGTATGTCAGAAGAATTAACTCCTTGGCAAAAATATAAACAAAATCTAGGAGAAACAAGGCCTTGGGATATTGTTAATCCTGCAACCGAATGGGCATCTTCCGAGGTAGCAGAAGAAAGATACTCCATATGTAAAGCATGTCCAGAATTAATTAAATTAACTAGTCAATGCAAAAAGTGTGGATGTTTTATGATAGCAAAAACAAAACTAGAAAAAGCAACTTGTCCTCTAGGAAAGTGGTAACATGGAAAAGGTTTTTTGGGAAAATGACAAAGGAATTATTTTTAATAAATACAGGGCTATAGTAAGAACTGAAATTGCCCCTGGGATAATGTCTTATGAAAATGTAATTCCTAAAGAAATTTTTGACACTCTTGTATTTGATATTGAAGAAGGAATGGAGTCAGCAAAAATAGAATGGGGTTTGGCCCAAGTAAAATCAGGTGTTGGGGATAAAGTAGAAGTGGTAACAGACACCAATTCAAGAGATACTCAAACCATAACTATTCCATATTCAGAAACAATAAAAGAAGATTACTCAAGTTTAAGTGCAGCGTTTAATACATCAATTTCTAATCTTTTTTTAGAAAATTTAATTCCGCTAGAAATTAATTATCAAAATAATTACGCCGTAAATTGTTTATGGCATGATTCTTATCAAATATTAAAGTATGGAGTGGGCCAAAAGTTTATAAACCATGTAGATGATCACCCAGATTATCATAGAAGAATCTCTACTCTATACTATATTAATGACGACTACTCTGGAGGAGAGATAAACTTTCCAAGGTTTAATCTTTCTTTTAAACCTAAAGCAAACCAAATGATTGTTTTTCCATCAACCTATGTTTACAACCATTCTGTATCTCCAGTTACAGAAGGAACAAGGTATGCAATAGTCAGTTGGCTAAGATGAATTTGTCTTGCGATGGAATTGTCCAAGAACAATTTTTTGATTATGTATTTGATTCCGTATGCATCAATAACTTTTCTATAAAAAATGATGATGGACCAGTAATGCAAATACCTGGAGAAACTTATTTGTTTCAGACACATTCTGCATTTGGTCATTCATTAATGGACATATATGGACAATTTAAAATTTTACAATTAAAATATAAAAATCTAAAGCCTTTTTTTTATGAAACTCAAAAAGGACACTTTAATCAAAATAAAGTAACAATAGACCAAATGTATTTTCTTGGGTACAAGGATTCAGAAGTATTTGATATTTCGGTTGGCAACTATTCTTTTGAAAAAGTAATAGTGTTTTTTGATATGAACCTTACGTTTCCGCAAGAATTTTACTCGAGCAATGGGGCAACAAGATCATTACAATATTTTCCATTCTGCACTTGTTTTGCAGGCGGAGGAAATGGAAAACTTCCCTGTGGTCAAAGCGAACACTTTAAATATAATTATTTAGCAATAGATATTTTAAAAGAAAATTTTAAAGAGTTTTACAGCGATAAAAAAGAAGGAAATATTTTTGTTTCAAGAGAAAGATTTAACAACTTTCGCAAATGGCAAATAGAATTTTATTCAAACAAAGAGTTCTTGTCTGAAAAAGATAAAGGTGATTTTGAGTTTGCTAAATGGAGATATTGTGAAAAAGAAGATGCCATACAAAAGAAATTTAAAGATAATGGATGGACAATTATTTATCCAGAATATTATAGTTTAATAGAACAAATAAAGATTTTTAGTTCTGCAAAAAATATTGCAGGAACTTCTGGGACTTGGATATTTCATTCTTTTTGGGGAAACAAAGAAACAAATATGTTTGAAATTTCAGCAATTCCAAACCATAGATATCACTATAAAGAGTTTGCAGACTATGCAGGAATAAATCATTCTTATATTAATGTTGTTGATCTTTCTGAAGAAGAAACATTAAGTTTACTTCAAAAAAATATTGATAAAATAAATGAGAAGGGAAGTTAAAATATAAAATGTCAGGTTTACCAGTAATAGACATGGGTCTTGTTAGACAGGCAATTATAGAAAACAGAATTCATGTATTTAAAAATCCATTTCCTAATCTTCCCTCACTAGATACAATAATGTCAATGGTTTCTCAATATGTTGATGAAGATCTAGAAAAAAATCCACACAGGTCATATCGTTTAAATGATTTTGTTGAAGGAGAATCTTCAGACATGAGTCTTAAATGCAGATTTTGGTCAAGGTTAGCATTTCAACTTTATGATCCACAAGATAAATATTTGTCAATTATCCCAGAATTATCACCCGTAACTGAGTGGGGTATTTCTCAATATTCTGCAGAAGTATACGATGGAAATTTTGCATTAGTATCTCTTATGAAAAATCGTGGTGTAGTTGGAAGCAAACACAGTGACTATGTAGATCAATTTCAATGGCTAGTTAAAGGTGAAATGATTTGGAGAACAGGCCCAAACCTAGAAAATGAAACACATGTTGTTGAGGGTGATTTTATATTTGTTCCAAAAAATTTAACCCACGAGGTTGAAACACTAAAAGCCCCAAGGGTAGCAATAAACCTTATTTTAAGAAACTAAAAAGCACCCATAGGTTTTATCCTACAGGTGCCCTTAGTTATTATATTTTACTTAGGAAATTTTTTCATCCACATTTTGGTCTTTGGAGTAATACCCTTCCACGAAGACCAGTCTTCTCCACCCCTAGACATGTAATATGCAATCTCTGCATTTTTGACGGGATTGAACAATTCAGCATTAGAGTCCAAGTCAAACTTATCCCTACGGTCTGGACCCAAGTTGTCAATCATATTAATTTGGAACATTCCATAAGAGGAGTCCCCAGTCTTGTGGTTGCCATTAAATGCTAAAGGCCTACCATTAGATTCTTTCTTGGCAATGGCCCAAGCCACTACAAGATCTTGCCCCTTAAACCCTACAAGGGAAAGGAGTTGCTTTAATTCGGTATCGGTAAGAGAAACCTTATTTTCAAAACTCTCTAACTTTTTAGCCTTAGAAACCAAAAAAACCTCTTTCGAGGCGTTTCCTTGCTCCTGAGCCTGTTCTATACTCAAATTATTTTTGTCACTTATTTGTGTTTCAGCATTAGCAGCGTTTGACAAAGTCGCTACTAAAGTCAGTATGCTGAGTATGCTAATGATCTCTTTGTTTCTTTCGATAAATTTAATCATAGTTTCCTCCTTAGAAAACAATAACACCTTGGTAGGTGTTACTACCAAGTATAACATAAAATTATGCCAAAAGTCAACTTTATAGGGTGGTATAATAAAGATTATGCCACAATACGCATCTAACTATCCCAACTCACTTTCATACCCTATTGCTTCAGATCCCGTCAATGTACACGGAGATTTTAAAGTATTAGTTGATGCTTTGAATAATATTCTTCCTCCCCTGGGATATGGCGCAGCATATATTGATGTTAGAAATACTACAGGCACAGCAATTTCCCAGGGTATTCCAGTATTTATTAGTGGTAGTCTTTCTGGAAAATCATTAATTCAAAAATATGATCCGTCAAGTGTGTCTCATAATCCAGATGTTCCAATTTTAGGTTTAGTAAAAAATGATATTCCAAATAATTCTAATGGTTTGGTTATTGTTTCTGGAGTTATTCAAATGAATACAACAGGTTTGGGATCTGCTGGAACAAAGGTTTATGTAGACAATACTGGAACTCTTGTTGCAGGTCGCCCAGCAACTGGACCAGCAAGATATATTGCAGTTGTTGCTATTCAGGCAACACTTGCTGAAGGTGGAATGCTAATTGTTCAAACAAAAGGCAACGGTACCTGGGGAGCCCTTAAAGACGGGTTGTCGTGATATAATAACATTATGGCTACCTTCAGAAATCAACCCACAGACTCATATGCATTAGGTGCAGCACCTCCAGAAATTCGTTGGACTGTTGTTCGTGGAGACTCTGCAGCATTTCGTGTTTATGTAACTAACGATGCAAGAGAGCCACTACTTCTTGATGACTGGGAAGTTGATATGGACATTCGTCGTAATGGAGTGCTTATTGTTTCTCTATCCCCTCAGCCAGTTGAGTTTCAGGATACAGAAGGAAGTTTCACGGTAAACATTACATCTTCACAATCAGAACTTCTTGAGACGGGAGACATCTTTGATATCCAACTCACAGAACTTTTATCAGAGGGCAGAGTTTGGACGGTAGCCAAAGGGTCAATGGTTATCATTGAAGATGTAACAAATTAATGACAACAAACCTAACCCCACTACCACAAGAATTTTATAGAACAACCCATAGGCTTGCTCATACTCAAATCAAAGACCTTGATGTCAAAAGAATAAGAATAGATCACTTCCAGCCAAAGGCTAGAGTAGAAGAGGTTTTGCCATTTAGGGTTCAGTTTATCAATGTAAGTGTGTTTGGATACTCTAAAACTAATCCCCCGCCAATTCCTCTACAGGTTATTGGCTACAGCAACTATATTCTTTAACAGTATAATTAAAAGCATGTTATAATTACCACATGGCGAAAATATCAATTTCAGGCGTAAAGGCTCTTTTTGAAACAGGAGATAGGCCTACTCAAGAAAATTATGAAGATTTAATTGATACCGCATCTGCTCAAGCAACAGACTTGGGTTCTTACGGTAACAATGAAAATACAATCACTGGTATTGAGAACGTAACTGTAATTGATAACTTTGATGCTACAGTTTGGCGTATGGTCAAGTACATTATTTCAGTATCCAAGACCACAGCAGGGGACAATAAGTTCTATGCAACCGAACTAACAATTCTCGTTGACGGTGCAAATGTATCAGTCAGCGAATACGGAACAATAGACAATGATGGGAATATTGGCACCATAAGCGTCTCTCGCACTGGAAATACCGTGGCTATTACAGTCACTCCAGATCCTGCGATCAAGCCAGTCACTGCACGGTTCGCCCGTATAGGACTTAAGGCATAACTAAGGAGATAATAAAATGGCAACAGTAGTAAAAGACTTTAAGGTAAAGAATGGTCTCATTGTCGAAGGCACAACAGCAACAGTAAACAATTTTGACGTTCTTACCAAGAAACCAGAAGATAATACATACATCGTCAACTTAATTGGTGGTACAGCCACCTCAGCAAACGAAGCAGATAAGGTTGTAAAGCGTGATGCTTCTGGCAACTTTGCTGCGGGTACAATTACAGCAGACCTCGTTGGTGATGTAACTGGTAATGCAGACACAGCAACAGCACTTGAGACTTCTCGCACAATTGAACTTACTGGTGATGTAACTGGTCAAGTTAATTTTAATGGTACACAAAATGTACAAATTTCTACAACCCTAAATGGTTCATTTGCAACAGATGCAGAAGTTGCTACCGCTAAGGGAGAAGCAATTGCAGACGCAGCAGCAGATGCTACTTCAAAGGCTAACGCAGCACTTGAAGATGCAAATGATTACACAGATGGAGAAATTTCTTCACTTGATGCTTCTCTTAAGTCTTATGCAGATACTGCAGAAGCAGATGCAAAGGCTTACACAGATACTCGTGAGACTGCTATTACTACAGCATATCAATCATATGCAGATACCGCAGAGGCAGATGCTAAGGCATATGCTGATCAAAAGGTTGCAGATCTTGTAGATTCTGCACCAGCACTTCTTGATACACTCAACGAATTGGCTGCAGCAATTGGCGATGACGCCAACTTTGCAGCAAACCTCGCTACTTCAGTAGGAGAAAAGGTTTCTAAGGCTGGCGATACAATGACTGGACTTCTTGTCCTTTCAGCAGATCCATCAGCAAACCTTGGTGCAGCAACAAAGCAATATGTTGATGCAGCAGAGGCAGATGCTAATGCATATGCAGATCAGGCTGAAGTTGACGCAAAAGCATATACAGATACTCGTGAG